ATTTCGGTTTCAATACTCATCACAGCTCTCCATCAAGAATGGCAGCGAAAGGCGTCCCGGCTAACTGAATTTCCAGCATGTACTCCTTCATAAAAGAAGAGTATTGGGTGCCGGAACCCATGATGCCGTTGACGCGCTTGCAGCCATATTGCTTCTCAAGGCATCGAACTATGATCTGGCGGGATAAGCCCTTCTGCTGCGTCCACTCCGAGAAATGCGTACTGTTGATCCGCAGGATTTTGTTTTCAATTCCGATATGGACGTTGATGCTTTCCAGTTTACTCGCGTCTCGCTTAACTTCAATCTGCTTAGGTGGCCTACCGCGAGAAATGGGGATGTAATTTACCCACAAAGTATGACGGGCGCGCATTTCACTGAAATACTGAGCGAGAATATTCTCGACGTTCGTCGAGTTGTTCATGTCGTTGGTCTGAGCTTTCGTGTTTGTGCGGTTGTACTCAAGCGCCTCATACATGAACTGCTTGAGCTCATCCTCATCAATGTCTGCATAGCCCAGTTGATTTGCGTACTTCGCCCCGACAAGGATCACTGCGATCAATGAAATCCACATGCGCTCTTCGTTCGGCGTTTTGGTCTCGATCCCTATGCGTTTGCGGGCTTCAACAACATCAATCTCAACCTGCTTGAAATTAACACCGAGCCACTTGGCATATTCCAAACCAACGTGCCCGTAGTTGTCGTGCATTTTTCCGATGATTTGATCGGCGTCGGCTGTGTCGATTTGCCCCTTGGTTCCCGCTTTGACTTCATACTCGAACGCACGCATCAACCCTGCGTTGCTGGTCTTTGTGCGGTTCACCACGTAATCCACGATGCTATCGTTGGAGCACGAGACAAGCAGCGTCTGCCATGTACCGCCCGCGCGCTGTGTGCTGTCTGATTTAAGGCGGCTTTTCTCTCTACCACCAGTCAGTGCAAACATGAGGTTGACAAAGCGCTTGGTGTCTTCTTCAGTCTTGAGCTCGTCCCAGCACAGGGGGAGTGATTTGATCTGACCTATTTTGTTCAATACTGAGTAGGGAGTGTCGTCCAATCCCTGCATTGCGCGGACAGGATCACCCCACACCGCTTGCGCCACCTTCAATGCGGTCGTCTTACCGACGCCACCCCCAGAAGAATAAGCGCTCATGTACAGGCCGAGTTGCCCAGTGAACTTCACAAGCGGCGCACCAAAAGCTGCTGCAATGATTGCATTAAGCTCCGGCCTACTTTGCGAAGTAACCAGTTTACAGGCCTCTCTCCAGTATGAAGGATCGCCTACCGGACTGTAAGCTGAAGCAGTAACGGGGTCGCCGACTGCAGAGGGAGAGTTTCCGGTTGGCGTCCAAAGCGAACCGCCAAAGCTGAACCCCTTTACATCTCCGTCTTCCGTCATCCATCCGAAGGGCGCTGAGTTCACAACGGAGTTCTTTACCTTCTGAAGTTTCTCGATCCAGCTCACTATAAATTCCTCCAACAACTGCGCGTACTTACCCCCTCTTGTCGCCATACCTTGTTTGCCGAGCGTAGCGCGTGGCCCGCCTTGAACAAGTGTTTCGGAGAACGGAAGAGCAATCTGCTGCTGATTACCGGTGTGAGTAATCGTGCTGAAATTTAAGATCCACGGGTTTTTCTGCAGCCATGGGTCGAACAACGGGTAATTGACAACCGGGATAAGTTCATGACCCCCGTCCTGCTGCACCAGAACTTTGGAGACGTTGTTGTTTCCGTCGCGGATATACCCTGCGGGGAGATCCCAATTAATTGGAAGCGCAGCTCCGGCAGCTATCGGTGGCGGAGGCGGAAGAGAGAAGTGGAACGGAGTTTTACCCGCTGCGAAGTGAACGCACGTAGCGCAAGCAATGCTTCCAGTGGCAGAAATTGTGCGGCACCCCGGCCACCCAAGTCCCTTTTCAATTTTGTCTCGAACCTTTCGCTCGAAGAGCGCATCCGTAGTTTCTTTTGAATACCCACTGTGCCCGCTCGCCATCCGGTGGGCAGCATCACCGCCTTCTTCCGTGAACGTAGCAATGAGGGTCGTGAGGTTCCACAAAGGATTGGCATAGTCTTTACCTCCAGAAGTAAGCGCCTCCTGTACAAAGCCACACTGCTTTGCGAGGTGGTCGATTGGTACAGGTGGGATGGTATTGCTATCAATATTGGCTGATAGTTCATCGACGACAGGGGCTTCCGGCATTCGTGCAGGAAGCTCGGTGTCAGTAGGTTTAATTATCAAGTAAGCACTCAGCGCTTCTTCGATGCGCTCGACGGCGTAATCAAAATCAAGCCGCGAACCAACCAGTTTAACTTCCCGTGGTTGGTCGAGCTTCCGGTTGAATGTATCCGGCACGCGCAGGATACGGGCGCTGTCGATTGTGACCTGGGTATCGCACTTTAAACCGCAAACCTTAGTGGCCTCGGCAAGGGCAAAAGCAAGGGGCTTCCATCGTGCTGGTGACAGCGCTTCGGATAACGTCCAGTAGACGTGCATCCCACCACCCGATCCGACTATTAACGTGGGGCGCGGCATCTTGCTCGCTTTGAGAAAATCAACGAGCGCTGCGGTGGCTGCTCGTTGGTCAGGGTATCCCGTCGGCCCTTCCTTGCAGTCGATGTCGAGGAACAAAGACTTCAAACTCACTGCGTTGGCTTGTAAGCGAAGTGGCTTCTGATAGGTCCAACCTTTTATTGTCTTCACTTCTTCGGCTTGCGACTGCGTGGACATGCACGCATAGATGTCTCTCGTTCCTTCGCCCTTGAGCGCAAACTCGATGGCTTTTACTGCGTCAGGTAAAGATTTACAGGCTCGACCGCCCCATCCGGGGCGGGCTGAGTTGCTTGATAAAAATGTCCAATGGATATTAATCCAGCAGGGAGGGTCTCCCTCCTGCGGCCACGATAATACGCGGGCCAAATATTCTCTCGCTTGATCGAACACGGAAAACTCATGTGGGTAAGGGTGAAAGGGGTCAGCAAAAATGCTGACCCCCTAAAGTTAGCTCAAAAGGCTATTCAGTTGTGCGTCGAGCTCATCATCAAAGCTCGAAGGTGCTGCCGCTTCAACTGGCGCGGGGGCTGGCGTTGGTGTTGGCGCAGGCTTCTTCTTGTACTCGCGCTTGGGTTGAGCGGCCTGTTCAATCTCGCCCGTCACAGGATCATGGGGCGGCACCGGAGCCGCTGCAGGTGGCTGCTCAAATGCACTTTCGATCTGCGCAGGTTGTGCATCGCTTTGCAGTTCAATCTCTTCCGACAACACCCGGAGCGTTCGTGGGTCGTCGCGCAGCTTCAAGACACGTTGAGCTTCGTCGTCGGTCAGTGTTCGGATCGCGCCAAACACAAACTTCGGATAGGCCTCCTTCACGTCGAACCCGATCCTGACCGCAATAGATTGGAGCGGGTAGCCCAGCGCCGCCATCTTCTGCGAAAACCCAGCGCCATCCTGTAGGGATGCGGCGGGGACACGCAGAAGCATAGGCCCGCCGAGAGTTTCGTTCTCGATATCTTCAACGGGGACAATCGCCATGCGCTTGCTGTCTGAGCACGCCTTCGTTGGCTTACCTGCTGCAGTAACTTTTGCACCCCACGCGTTCATAGGGCACGCGGCGCAAGAGTTCGCCTGTTTCACTTTTGCCGACAGGTCGGGCGTCACACCATTTGTCGAAAAACAATCCGGGCTTTCGGAGGAGCCTTCTTTGTAGCCGTCCTTGTAATAAATCTTTGACTTGTTGATAGACGATTTCAGGATAACCACTTCGATGCTCGCACGAGGGCCGTCGCCGTCCGCACGCATCAGATCTCGCTCTTCGCCACGGTACTTCGTACGCCACACTTTACCGCGATACGAGATGATGCCGTAGCCCGTCTGGACGCCAGCAGACAATTCGTCCTGAATGGGTTGATTGGCGAATACCTTCGAAACTGCGCCGAAATTTTGGGGGATTAATGCTGACATGGTTTGATGCTCCTATTAGCTGCGGCGAACGCCGACGACAAAAGTAGTTGAGAAGTTAACGCCGGGTGGTGTCTCGGAGTTTTCTTCGATGAAGTCTGCAACTGCGGTGACGTTGGCTTTACGGTCCAACAAATCCCACTGCTCGTTCGAGATCACGAAGCGCATGAACGCATCGGGGTCTGCTAGAGAAGCAGCTTTTTTCGCCGTGCGGTAGACAGTACCGCCCTCCGTTTTCACGCTATCCCCGTTTATCGTGATGAGATGCTGCAAGAGCACCGCGTTGAGGTTCTCAAGCGCTTCTTTATACGGCTTGAGTTTCTCCTTGTGCTCCTCGTCGAGCGCTTTGATTTTGTCACGCAGCGCGACGTATTGAGTGACGCGCTTATTTATGTCTGTGGGTTGGGCATTCATTGGTTTTACTTTCTGAGGTTAGGACTTCGTTTCTATACCGACGGCCTTTCGAACGTCGGCGACGGCTTCTGCAACGCGGCCCGGATTGACGCCGTAAAGCGCGGCGATCACATGCTGGTCCACGCCGAGAACTTCATGGGCGTATGCCGCTTTAAGCCTTTCTTGCGGGCTCAGATTAGCCTTTGGTTCATATCCTTTTTTCATAATCACTCCTTACTAGCGTCCGCGAACAATTCGAGGAACTTTTCTTGAACGCGCTGTTTCTTCTGCAGCAGCGCATAGATTTTCCGTTCGACCGGAGTGCTCTGCAGGTGGAGCACCAACTGCTTGTGCTTCTGGCCGACGCGGCGAATACGGTGATTAGCTTGGTCGTAAATTTCCAAACTCGTCACCGGAGCAAACCAGACAACGGTGTCAGCAGCGGTGAGTGTGATCCCGTGCGCGAGGCACTGCGGATGAGCCACGATCACTCGATACGTTTCCGTGTTCTGGAATAGGTTGAAAGTATGCGCCCGCACGTTGGCCGGGGTGTCTCCTGACACAACTGCGTGGTTTATACCTTGCGAAGTAATGGCGTCGCTGATCCCCTGCAACGCATGTTTGAATGGTGCGAAGACCAGCACCTTTCGGTCGGTAGCATTGATCGCGTCGATCAGCGCCTCAATGCGCTTGTTGTTATCCAGCGGCACGGTGGTGCCGTCAGACGAGTAGACCCACCCCGTCGATACCTGCAGTAGCTTGCTCATGACAGCGCCAGCGTTGGCTGCGGTGATTTCTTTGCTCTGCACTGCGGCGTGCGCATGATCCACCAGCGCCCGATATATTTTTTCCTGTTTTTCACCGAGCTCCACGTCTTGAGTGCGCTCGATACACTCTGGTAGCTCGACCACATCATCGAGCGTGAACCGAACGGCGGGCTGCATGACAGCGAACGCTTGATCCACGGCGTCAGGCTTGGGAGCCCATTTGAACTGTGTGATCTTGTGCATGAGCATTTCACGAAATCGCCCAAAGTATTTAGGCACCGTGTGCGGCGTAACAATCGTGCATTGCGCCCAAGCGTCTGTTGGTTCGTTGGGGATAGGCGAGCCCGTCATACCCCACACCCACTTCATTGTTGATGCCAGCTTTCGCGTCATCTTCGTGCGCTGTGATCCACCATTGCGGTAAACCGCCAACTCATCGAGCACGAGGCAGTCGATCTCTGGGAACCCCATGATGTCATCGAGCACTACCTTGAGCCCGTCGTGATTGATAATGAAAATGTCAGCGTCTGGGTCAGCTAATGCTTCGAGGCGCTTTGCACGAGTGCCGTGCAGCACAACTGTTTTTGCCTGCGGGATTGTTGAAAACGCTTCGCGCGCCCAAGTGAATTTCAAGGTAGAGAGCGGGGCAACGACCAACAGCTTGTTGCACAGGCCATTACTTCTCAGGTAATCCCACGCCCATAATGCAGCGCGGGTCTTGCCAGTCCCCATGCCGTTCAACACGTACGCGCGTTGGTTCATTGTCAGGAGCGCGCATGTCCTACGCTGCGCGTCGAAGGGATTGCCGCCACGCCAATCGTATTGGGAGAGAATTGGAGCGGGCACATCAAACCCGAGCTTTCGAAGCATGTAGGTTTCGCTGGGTCCATGAGGGACAACGAGCGTAGGCGCGCCCCCCATGACCACCTGCTTGGCAGATGGGAAAAGATTTAGAACGTCAGTGCGGAGGGGGACGCCGACAACTTTATGTTTGGTGCTGATCTGAATGGGGAGCATTGGTGATGCGATCCATAAACTCTTTGAGGGTGGGTAGTGCTTCAACGCAGTCGATGACGAAAACGTCGCCGCCCGCGCGGGTGATTTGGCCTATGATTAGTCTTTGACGGTCGGTCGGTTTTTTGCCGGGCGCTTTTGTTTCGATTGCGACGAAGCGTCCGTTTACACAGATAAGGTAGTCAAGTGTGGAAGCGCCGTAGCCACCGGGCACCGGCATGTGCTTGTAGATGCCTTTGTATTTATCAAGCAGCCGATTGACGGCTGCTTTTACTCGTCCTTCATGCGTCATAGTTTTACTTCTGTAGTAATTACCCTGCTAACATCTTTACTTGAGTGGTGAAGGTTGGAGTGGGGAACAGGCTAAGGTCATGAGTGACCCCGCTCACACGTCCGTGCAATGATCCGTCTTCATTCCGCACAATCGCCTCTATGCACCACAAATCTAGCTCTTCGTTTGTTGTAACCTGGATCTCTAATTTGAAATGCTTCTGTACCTGCAAACGCAACAAATTCTTGTAGATACTTTCCGCCGTGCGCTGTGCAACTAAGGTGTTTCCCAGCCCAAACTTAATCGGCACGTCAAAAATATCTTTCAGGCTTCTCTCCATGCTACTCTCCGTGATGAGGGCACACATTGACGGGGCACCATCTCTTACAGAGGCTTCCCGGCTTGGGCGGAAATGAGACGGTTTTATGCGCGTATTCGAGGCTCTCGATGCGGGGCCACA